GGAGAAAGAATGGCTATGGTAGGCAAAATTACTAAGAATGCTTACAATAGAATGAAGGTTAAATTCGCCAGTAAGGTTAGAGAAACTATGAAAGCAAGGGGTATGTAATGGAGGCTAAGCGTTACAGGGTAGAGGTAAATACAAACGCTACTTTAGTTTACTATGTAGTGGAGTATGATATACAAAATGCTATTGAGTTAGCCATGGGCGCACCCTACAAAGAATGGCATGTGTCCGAATTCAAAACACCACCATATGAAGAAATAATAGCGGAGGAAACGAGGCTGTAATGAAAAGATTGTTGTTACTATTCATAGGTATATTTTCTATCTTTGGAGTCACAAAGGTTGAGACATTACCGCAACCCCATGTGTGGGGAGTCGCCGACAGTAAAGCCTATGCTAGGGATTCATTACTTGCATGGCACCATAATCAATGGCTTTGCTTGGACAAGTTATGGACAAAGGAATCTAACTGGAGACATAAAGCATACAACAAGCAACCTGTATATCAGAAAGGTGAGAGATTGCATGCTGGTGGTATACCACAGATTCTCGGGCTTTCGCCCGACACAAACCCTACAGAGCAGATTGACAGAGGGCTGGACTATATAAGTTACAGGTACGGAACCCCATGCGAGGCATGGAAATTCTGGCAAAAGAATAATTGGTACTAACAAAGGAGAAATATGCCAATATACAAAGTAGAAACTACCGTAAAACTAAGAGCGGTGGGAGAGTTCAAAGCAAATACAAAAGAAGAGGCTATTGAAATGTACAGACAAGAGTATCTTAAAGTAGATTACTCAGGCAATTTATTAGGCTGGTTATCATCTGGCTGGAATCCAAAAGTAAAAGAGATAAAGGAGATATAATTCCAACCTATGAATTTAAGTGTGCAACCTGTGGTAACACAAGGGAGCAATTCATCTACCATAAAGATTACGAAACTTATGTTGTAAGGTGTCCAACCTTAAACTGTAATAAGCCAATGGAACGTGTATACACAGTACCAGGAATCAAATTTAATGGTCCTGGATTTTATTCAACAGGGGGGTAGTATGGCTTATGGTAAATGCTGGGTATGTGGCTGTGTCATGAGTGGCGACAGTCAAACAACAGAAGGCAAGGTTCGCTGTGATAGATGTGGATGGAACTCCCACAAGAATGGAGATTACTAATGAAGAATTCTGATTGGGATATAGACTTACGTGATGGTCAGGCTGGAGAAAGTAAACTTGCTGATTTATTGCGTATAGAAACAATAGAGGTTAAAACAGATAGACGCTGGAAAGATACAGGCAACTTGTTTATTGAAGAGTCATGTTTCTATCAAGGTAGTGGACAATGGGAACTGTCAGGACTATCAGTAAGTAAGGCTACTCATTGGGCATTTATAATCGAGGGTAATGTCATAATAGTTCCAAAGGAACATTTAATGAACGTAGTTATGGACTATGGCAGACCTATTGAGAATAAACAACCACCTAATCAATCCAAGGGACATCTAATAACCCCTGAACAATTAATTAATTATATCAGACTAAAGAACAATGAGTTTGATAATGCTGGGGAAGCATACAAGAACTATACAGAGCAGGAGTATCCAATCTGAAAGAACTAGGTCAGGTCATCCTCATCAATATGCTCGTCCCTATTATCGTTTTCATGCTGGTCGTCGGACTCTATAATTTCGTCTGGATTTTCAGCGTCTTCCTTGCGAGAATCTCTGTCTGACCAAGGTCGGAATCCACCGATTCTAGTTATGAGTTTCTTAATGGCACGATTATGGCGCATGCGTGCAGCATCCTCACTACCTATACTCATCTCGGTAGCGATGTCGCTATAATCCATAGATTCAGCGTATCTGTGAAATAGTACTGTCCTATCCTCGGTGCTAAGTTTACGATACGCTTTATCTATTTCAATCATCATTACCATCATGTTGCCGCCTTCAGCAGGTGCTGGTGGCTTACTTGGTCCAGATAGATTTAACTTATGGGATATTCCAAACTCTCCTCGCAAAACAGATGGGAGAAGTGCTTCAACTATACTTGCTTCATAAAAAAATACATCAGATGTTTCATAGCCAGTAGACTTGGCTTTCCATTCTAAACAATAATCTAATGCGTCATTACGTAGGCTACGATATATTAAATTCTTAGCGTCTTTCTTACCAATGGATTCCCACTCATTTAATTTATTTGGGTGCTCAAGAAACCACTTATACAATGACTGTTTAATATCTTCTAGTTCAACCATTTCATATTTTCTATGATATTCGGAAGCGACAGCGACTACTATATAGTCCCACTTTTCTATACGTTCCCAGTCAAGATGTTTTTTGTCTACCACTTCCAAGTCTTTCCTTCCACAGTAAATGACCTGTTCACAATAGGAACTATCTGAGGAACTACAGTCTTACCATCAACATGAAGGATACCGAAGCCTTGTTGCCAGGTAAATAGTCCAGCCTTAATATATTTTGCGCTGTTATAATTCATTAAGTTTCCGAGTTCCATACCCCAAACAGTTTTAGGTTTACCGCCACGATATGTTTGAGTATGATGGGTTAAGCCCATACGGTGAGTGTGACCACAGACGACAGACATACCGCTACGCTTGGCTAATCCAAGGGCTGTAGCACCAGCAGTAGGCTGGACATTACCCTCATCGCCATGCATTAACAACCAGCCAGGGGCTAGTTCATATGGGTCTTTGTGATATTTAATTTCTAGTTCATCAAGACCTAAGAAATTTTCTAATTGTAATTCAGGTAAGCCAAGTAATCCTGGCGCCCTCATAGCAACTGTATTAAATAATCTATCTGTATGGTTACTGCGTATCATATGTTCAACAGTTAAGTCATAAAGAACTTGACGAGTAGTATCTCTATCACGTCCAATAGAACGTTCAAACTCTAACTCAGTACCCTTACTCCATTTACTAATGGTCTGCATATCCATTTCATCGCCACAAGATACAACAGTATCAGGTTGATAAGCCTTGATAAATCTAGCCACAGCCTTGACGGCTTCTACATCATGATACGGTACTTGAAGGTCAGAAATACAGACTATAGTTTTCATTTCTTTTTGGCTCGTCTCTTATTCTCTAATCCTACATTTTTCCTTTTAGATATGACTCTTAAGTTGGATAACTTGTCATTACCCTTGCGACCTTTGTTATCTTTATGGTCTACCTCTTGATTACGTTTTAACTTTTTACCTGTTGCTTTTTTGTAATCGAGTCTTGCTTTATTTGTAGATGTAGTTTCGGTAGTACCATCTTTTTTCTTACGTTTGATAACGTAAATTGGACGACCACCATTTTGCTTGCTTCCCTTGTAAGGTCCAAATATTTTCACGCTTTCTCCTTAGTTGCTTTAATTAATCTTTCTAATGTTTTATTAATTTGCCATAGGTTAAATGCTATACTGTGTTGGTTATCTTGTATGTCACGAGAGAAAATCCATTCATAATATTCTTCACTTTCTTTCTCGCCTTTAGTTAGATTCATATTATTCCTATCTCAATAGTGCTGCTATCAAAGCCAGCAAACTTGTTAGTTGTAATTGAAATGTAAGTAATAACTCTATCATTTATCCCACTCTCCTCTAAGTACTAACAACCCTATGATTGCGTAGTTTGCCATATCCTTAAAGGAATCCTCAAGAGATTCATGTTCAGGATTTTTACCACTATCAATTAAGTTATTGATACGTGCTAACTTGTCGTGCATACGAACCCTTAATCCATTGATAGCACCACCCGGTGCATCAGAAATGTTTCTTGGTCCGTAATCTTTATGTTTAGATAAAAGCAAATCTAAAAGTTCTTGAAATGTTTTACCTACATTGTGCTCGAAAGACTCATTATTCTTCATTTTTACCCCCATTTTCGCTGTTTTTACTCAAAAAATCCTTAATTTCATGCTCAAGAGTGTCCATTTCTGTAGTAATAATTAAATCCTCTATGAACTTTTTCATTTTTCTTGGACTAGTTTCTGCTGCATAGAGAGTTGCATAAGTATGCTCTGTTATATCTTTAACTTTTTTATTACCACGAGCATGGAAATGTATAGTCCTTAACAAGGAGCCAATCATTAATTGATATCCGCCAGGAAGAATAAGTTTAGGGTCAAACATTTCATTACCTTCGTCCTCAATCATGTGGTCAACCGCTTCAAATATATTATCAAAATGTTGACCACATATTTTACATGGCGGTATTTTTCTACTTATCATCTAGTCCTGCTCTTTCTCGAATATACTGGGAGCCGTATCTGACATAACAAGAGTTGACATCTTCCCCGTCTGGCATTTGCACGACTGTGACTGGCAACTCACGGGATAAATTAATAGCAAATTCTTTTCCTGGTTGGTCTCCATCCGAGAAGACAAAAACTCTTTCAAAGTCTGCGAGTAATCTTGTATAATGTTTCTTCCAAGAATTAGCACCAGGAACACCAATGCAAGGTATACCAACGCAGGCAGATAATGTAACAGTATCGAGTTCTCCTTCACAGATTCCAATCCAATCTCCTGCTCTATCTATATCTAACACATTGTACATTTTAGTTTCAGCACCTGTCATGCCCATGTACTTAGGTTCGACAGCAGGATTAAGACTTCTAAAACGCAAATCGACAACACCAGTTTTGGTAATGTACGGTATAGATAAACGTCCAATGAATGCTTCATGTCCTATCTCAGGCTCTACGACTACGCCTAATCGCGCCAGACGTGCTGCTTCCCTTGTTATACCCCTGCTTGCTAGGTAGTCTTCCGCCTGATAAATGTTTGCTGCGTATTTTGCTGCTGCCTTGCCCAATAATTCCTTCTGCGAAAGACTTTGCTTCACGTATATCAACCCCTTCTTTTCTTGCTATAACTTGTAAACTGTTGCCCTGCATACCACATGCAAAACAATTAAATATATTTTCCCTAGTATTAAAACTTGCAGACTTGTGCGTATCATCATGGAATGGACATCTAATATTTACTTGTCCACTAGTTCTGTTCATATCTGCACCATAGTGCTGAAGAACATCCACTATGCTTGGCATATCATCCGTCAAATACATCGCCCAACCTTAATACTAAATAAGAATCTGCTATTGATTTTCCTCGCGCTTTGATAACAACCGCAGGTAAGACGGATGTCTCTTCAATGCCTCTTGCCTCTGAATAATTTCTTGCTTCAACTTGAGCCTCTTTGGTCCAACCAGAAAGGTCAATGCGACCTGACTGACCCGGGGCTTTGGCTTCGATGATTCCGATGTGTCCGAGGAAGTCTTTACGGACGACAATATCTCCTTCATCTTTAGAACCTCTTCGTGCAAGTCTTTCACTATCAAATCCAATTCGTCTAAAATAGTCTCGTAAGTCGGTTTCAAATGTAGCCCCTCTAGCCTTATGGCTTTTTCTAGTTGTCATGAATTTTCTGGTATATCTTCTACGTACATGTACTCAGGATTAAATGCTAACCAAGTCAATAGACTTCCTCCAGCATCTGCTCTGCCGTAGCGATTCTTGACTGACGCCACGCCAAGCGATGTGCCAACCGTACCAAGCGTACATATGAGGGCAGGTAACTGAGAAACTTTCCCTTGTATTGCGCTTCTTGGCTGACAAGGACTACCAGGAACTGCTTCCGAAGTGTGGTGTAGTACGACAATCGCTGCATTAGTTGCTCTAGCAAGGTACTTTAACTCCTTCATGATTGCCCTCATTGAGGCAAACTCTTCACCACCATCCGTGGCTACATCCATTAAGTTATCTAAAACTATAAGTGTTGGTGCACAACCCCACAATTCTTCAAAGGCTTGTACTTCCTCATCAATATCTTGCAGGGTTGGCGATGATTCAAACGACCAGACTATGTGGCTTCCTTTTTGGAGAACTGCTTTAGTCCATCCAACATCAGTATTAAGTTTCTGTTCAACATCTGTTTGATTCTTACCAGATATCATTGACGCTAGGCGCATAGCCATAGTGTGTGCATTGGTATCAGCGGAGATGTAAAGAGTCGGAACATTTGTTTTAAGTGCAATCGCTAAAGCAAGTGTTGACTTACCTACTCCAGGAGCACCAGCAAACATAGAAACTTCTGAACGCCTAATGATAATCTTGGACGCTTCGAATGATTTGAAACAACTAGGCAGGGGTTCCCCTCCAATAGAGGCACGCCCCACAGACCTAACAAGTGTACGCATCTACAGACTCCCTACCTAGTTGTAACTTTTTATGCCCAAATAATTGGGGCGTGTAATTCTTTAGGAACTTTCTCTCCTGACCATTTAGGTCCTGAAGCAGGGTCTGACCAACACTTGTATGCTTTGCCAGCCTGACTAGTTCCTGATTTCAAAACCATTGTACCTCTTGCACAGGTTGGTGCGCCTGCTTTATTATAGACCCATATGTTTCCATACCTGTCCTGGACAGTCTCTTCAATGCCACCTGATACTGGATTTTCCTGGGTCATTGGCGAGGTTAGCGGAGGCTTTGTGCTTGGAGTGGAACTTTGCGTCGATAAAGGGGCGGCATTACTCGCTCCCACCACCAACTTTGCAACAGCGGCAA